TCCCTACGAAGATTGGACTAGAATAGTATATCTACATACTAGGTCAATTCAAGGGACCCCGATAGAAGAGATATATACTAAAAACTCAAAGATCTAATGGCTGGATTTACAGACGGAAATAAAACTTTTTTTAGCTCTATCGTTGATAGTATTAAAAAGGTTAGTAGCTTCGGGATGGCTTATGAGGATCTTGTTATAAAGAATTCGCAAGCTGTAGGTGTTACTGAAGCACAATTCTTACAAAAAGGAGGTATCAAAGATGAGGCTTTCCTTTTTGGATTAAGAAGAGCTGATACCTCAACAAAACAGTATATAGCTTATTTCGATAAGGATTATAAAAACAAAAGACATTACCTACAAGGATTTGCACAGAATCCCGAGATTGAATTTATCTTGGATACCATATGTGACGAATCTATTGTATATGACGAAAAGAACTTCTGGGCTTATTTCTCTTTCATGCAGCACGAAGATGTTGATGAAGAGACATACAAGAAAGTACAAAAGAGATACAGAGAGATTTACAATCTATTTGGATTCAATCAAGATATTTTAGCTTGGCACCTTTACAGAAAATTCTTAGTAGAAGGTATCTTATCATTCGAAATTGTTTTCGATAAAAAAGGTAAGAACATCGTAGGATTTAAAGAATTGGATCCAGCATCTCTGGTACCAACTGTAGAGCAACAACCAGATGGAAGCTATATTGATATTTGGATTCAATATCCAGACAATCCGTCTTTGACAAGAAAACTTTACGATTCTCAGATAATTTATATAAGTTACGCAAAAGGAGGTGGTACATCATCTAGAGTAAGTTATGTTGAAAGAATGATTAGATCTTTTAACCTCCTGAGAATCATGGAACACACAAGAATCATATGGAACGTGATGAATTCATCATATCGTATGGCAATGACAGTTCCTATCGGTACTAAATCACCACAAAAAGCTAAGCAAACTCTCGGAGAACTTATGTCTATCTATAAAGAAGATATAAGATTAAATACAGACAGTGGAGAATTAACAGTAGACGGAAGACCTAAAATACAATTCTTTAAAAACTATTTAATGCCTTCATCACCTAACGGAACTCCTGATATACAACCTTTAGCAGGAGCTGGTGATGCAACAGCATTTAGTGATACAACAGCATTAAAATATTTTGCTAATAAACTTCGAATGGATTCAAAAATTCCGGTAACACGATTTGGAAGGGAAGAATCAGGATCCGAAGGTACAATTACATTCGCAGCAGAGGGGGTTGATCAAGAAGAAATCAGATTTGGTAAATTCATTAACAGATTAAGATCTATTTACCAGGACATACTTATGAAGCCTTTATGGGTTCAGTTCTGTTTAGATTTTCCTGAATTAAAGAAAGATTATATCCTTAAATCGGAATTTGGTCTAGATTATGTTAAGGAGAACATGTTTAGAGAATCTAAAGATATGGAAGTAATGACCGCAAGAAAGGATCAGGTGATTAAAATATCTGCTCTTAAAAATTCAGAAGGCAAAAATTACTTCAGTATGGATTTCCTTATAGATCGATTCCTAGGAATGACCAATCAGGATTTATTAGATAATAAAAAAGCTAAAGAAAAAGCTGCCGAAGCAAAAAAAGAGGCTGAAGGAGCAACAGGAGCTGAAGGAGCTACTGGTGCTGAAGGAGCTACCGGAGGCGAAGAAGGCGGAGGCGAAGAATTCAAATTATAAGAGATGGCTGGATTTTTAGATAACATAGGTAAATTTAACCCAAACGTATCAAGGATACTAAAAACTATTAGTGGACTTGGATCTTTTGGTATGGATTACAAGGACATGGTAATTCAAGACTCTATGGCTATCGGTATATCCGAAGCAGATCTTAGAGAAAGATTTGGATTTAGCGGGGATGATGAGGACTTCATCTACAGTATTGCTGCACAAGATACTACGAACAGAAAGTATATTGCATATTTCGATAAGGATTATCCTTTTAAAAGAGACTTCTTAAGAACATTTGCTCTGAATGCTGAAATAGAATACATCTTAGACACTATTTGTGATGAGGGTATAGTATATGATGAAAAGAACTTCTTTTGTCACAATGCGATGCTTAGTATGGATTTACAGGACGAAGTAATAAAAGCTCTTAGAAAGAATTTCAGAAAGCTATACGTACTTCATAATTTTGCAAACGGATTAACTGCATGGCAATACTTCAGACAGTTATTAGTAGAAGGATTCTTAGCATTTGAAATAATATATTCTAGTGATGGTAAAGAAATCGTAGGATTTAAAGAATTGGATGCTATAAGTCTTACACCTGCAGTAGAGAAAAAAGCTGACGGGACTAGAGAAACCATATGGTGGCAGTACTACGGAGAAACGACTAGACAAAGAAGATTGTTAGATGCGCAAGTTATTTATATCTCTTATGCTAAAGCAAATACTGTTTCTAGAACTTCTTATGTTGAACGTCTTATCAGATCTTATAACTTATTAAAGATTATGGAGCATTCCAGAATTATATGGAATGTGATGAACGCTCAGTATAGAATTAAAATGACGGTTCCTATTGGAAGTAAGTCACCACAAAAGGCAAAAGAGACTTTAGGTGAACTTATGTCAGTTTACAAAGAGGATATTAAATTAGATACAACTTCGGGGGAACTTGCTATTAATGGCAGGCCTGATCTTCAATTTTACAAAAATTACTTATTTCCTCAGCAAGGAGGAGATTCAGTTAAAGTTGAAACAATAAATGCACAAGGACCAAACCTAAACGTAATGGATTCTGTTCTTTATTTCTATAACAAACTAAGACAGGATTCAAAAATTCCTTACAACAGGTTCTCATCACGATTTGGGGTAGGAGCTAACAACGTATTTCATACCGCTGCAGATGGTGCAGAAAGGGATGAGGTTAGATTCTCTAAGTTTATCACTAGATTAAGATCGATATTTCAGGAAATAGTTGTTAAGCCATTATGGATTCAAATGTGTCTTGAATTCCCACATTTAAAAAACGATACAGAATTTAGAAGCCAAATAGGTATTAAATTTGAAAGTGATAACACATTCGGGGAATCTAGAGAGATAGAACAATTACTCAAAAAGATAGATTTTGTAACAGCCCTTGGGGAGATAAAAGAAACTGTTAACGATGAGGAAATACAATACTTTAATCAAGACTTCCTTATTGAAAGATGGCTAGGTCTTCCTAATGACGATATACAAATGAATAAAACATATCTGGAAAAAGATAAGGAAGAAGGACAAGGAGCAGCTACTGGAGCAGCACCAGCAGAAGGTGGAGAAGCAGCTACCGGAGCAGCACCAGCAGAGGGTGAAGCACCAGCAGAAACACCAGCAGAAGGAGCATAATATCGGAACTTAGTATTTTAAGCAGAGTATAATAATAGAATACTTTTTATTATTAAGTAGGAATTTCTACATTTGCTTAAAATTTGTCCAATGAAAAAAGAACTCAGAATATTACTAGAGATTGAATCGTCGACCGGAAATGGATCTCAAAAAATTAAACAGGATCTTATAAAGAATAACTATTCACCAATCCTTGAATATTTTCTAAAAGTTGCATTAGATCCATTCCTTACTACGAAGTTACATAAACTAGAAGTAATAGAGGAATCACCATATTTAGTTGGAGATGATTATAATCCATTCGATAAATTCAAAGATCTAACATCTAGGCTTTTTATAGCCCCAGCTCCCAACGATAAGTTTAGGGAAGAAGCATTCGAATTAGTAAATTGTGTAGATCTTTCGTTTGATGAAAGAAAGATCCTAGGAAAAATCCTAACTAAAAGATTAAATATTGGTATAGGTGCTAAGCTAATCAATAAGGCTTTTGGTAAAGAAGTTATACCAGATCCTAGTCTAATGCTAGCACAGGATGACGAAGACGAAATAAAAAAATGGAGTTCAATCGTGTGTGAAGAAAAATATGATGGAGTTAGAGTTATCGCATTTGTTTCTGGTAAAGAAGTTAAGTTCTACACAAGAGCATTTAACGAGATTCCTAATCACTATTTAGAAAAAATAGCAGGTGAATGTTTAGGAATGATCAAAAATTCTCAATTACAAGGAGATTGGTTTTTTGATGGAGAACTTACTGATCTAGATAGAAAGAGTGTATCTGGAAAAGTTAATCAGATGCTAAAAGGGAAACCTATGAATTCCATAGGTGACGAACTTATATTTAATGTATTTGATCTGGAAGATGCAGATACTCTTAAAACAGGCAAGGGTATAATTCCGTTTGATATTAGAAGACAATCCCTAGAGGGTGTTTTTAGCACGTATACGACATCTTCGGTCACATTGGCAGATTCTTTCTTAACAAAAGAAAAAGAAGACATATACGCTTATTATAATAAAATAGTAGCAAATGGAGGAGAGGGAGTTATTCTTAAAAATCCCGATCACATTTACGAATGTAAAAGATCTAAGAATTGGATTAAATTAAAAGAAGTAAACGAGTGTGATCTTATAATTACTGGTTGGTATCCAGGTGAGGGAAAGAGAGAAGGATTTATAGGTGGATTTATTTGTGAAGATAGATCGGGAACCCTTAAAGTTAAAATTGGATCTGGGTTTACCGACCAAGATTTAAAAGAATTAAGTGAAACCCCAGATTCACACGTGAATAAAATATGTTCAGTACAGTATAATGTAATAATCAGTGACAAGAACGGAAACTGGTCACTATTTTTACCTAGATTTGTAGAGATAAGAAACGATAAAGATTTTGCAGACGATTTAAAAGAAAAATGTAAATGA